ACTGTCCTGATGGGGCTATCTGAACCGGCAAGTCTGTTATTCGCATCGGCTGACCAATAAAGATCCCAAGCAAGGCATCTCGGTCTGCATCATCAATGGCTGAGTTAGTCAATGGAAATGTAATGCTATCGAATAAAGCTCTTGGATAGGATCTTAAAGATATAAACCTATTGGCGACAGATTGAGCATCGGTCGCATCATGCAAGACTGTATTGATTGTTTCGCCTCGATAACCAAATACCTCAATGCTGTCCAAATCAATTGCACTTACCTGTGAACCAAAATTATTGCCGTAATTTAGGAATACATCATTGCGGACATCTGCACCCCTAGTCAAAACCTTTAATCCTGCACCAAAGGCTGTGTTTGCTGAAATCTCGGTGTAACCATTATTGGCAAGATAATTCTGCCTGTGAACAGCATCGGCATATCCAATGCGACCTTCGTTGTCCTCATACAAAACACCAAATGCGCTGTCAGCAATAAGGCTTGCAATGTTATAGACAGTATCTGGGTCTGCGCCTCGGTTTGATATTTCATAAACTCCAGGGCGATCAATCTCACCAAGTCCTAGGTTTTCAGCGTTTGCCCAAGTAACTGTTGGATCATAACCTGACCAAGTTTCAGCTGCTGGCACTTCATTCCAATTGTTCAAGAATAGATCAGCAAGCAATTCAAAGATCTGGTCGCCATCATCATCTCTAGCCAATGTGCCGTCATAGATAACCTTTGGCAATTTAGCCAATGAACCTAAAGCAATGATCGTATAAGTAAAGGTTTCTGCAATGCTACTAGCTGAGGCAACCTCGGCGGTGATGTCTGTAATGTTGCCACCAAATAAAGTCTTGAATGCATTGGTGCTGTCTTTGACCTGTAATGCTATTCCGTCATTAACTTGGAAATTGTAGTTTTCATTGTTTAAAGCCACCAATGTGATTTGAATATAAGATGGCGTTGGTTGGGCATAAATATCCTCACGACCTGCTTGATGGGCTATATCAGAGATAGCTACATCGGTGTATTCCACACCATTGATGCTTAACTTATATTCAGGCGTAAAGACTGACATTATCTCGCTCTAGTAATGCCGCTGTTATACAGCTGTGGAACTGATCTTGATGAACTCTGATTAATGACCTTAGCAACTGCTCTAGCAGCACCTTCAGAATCTACGGCTTGAACTGTAACATTAGTAACTGTTGTTCGATTTTCACGAACATTTGCAGGAACTGCTGGCAATGGTGCAGCCCCTAACATTCCTAATTGACTTGCACTAGGGGAAACATTTGGAATATATCCAACATCTCCTCCGGGCTTAATAATATTAACAACTCTGATTGCTTGATTTGCTAACTCTGTCAATCCGCCAATAACTTCACGAATAAAGTTAAGCAAGCCCTTTAATATATCTGCAAGTCCACCAATTGCTTTTCCAAATGTTTCAGCGCCCTTTTGGCTTTGTGCTAATCCTGCGCTTAATCCTTGATCGCCCGTCAATCCTGCAATAAACGCATTTAGGGTTGGTATGCCTGTTTCATTTAAAAATCCAATAAAACTCTCAACCGCTGGAAGCAATGCAACACCCAAGGATTCTTTGGCTTCATCAAATCCTACTTTTAAGCGATCAATTTTGCCTTGAAATGTTTCAGCGTTAGCAGCTGCTGCGCCACCATAAAGATCAGATAATCTTTCTTGAACCTGAGTAAAAGATAAGGTTGATAATTCTGCTTTAGATAATCCAAGTCCCAATCTGCCTAGAGCTGTGGTGTTTCCATCCTGAGCCCTGCCTAAAGCATTGGCAACAGTTTCAAGTGCTAAGCCTCGACCCTTGGCAATGTCCAAAGATAAATTTAATAATTTTTGCGCTTCCTCAGTATCTTTTGTGGAAACTGCTAAGCGTTGTAATGCTGGACGCAGTTGGTCATCAGCCACACCAGTTGCCAAAGATGTCTTGAGGATATAAGCCTCAGTTGCTGCAATTTGAGCCTCAGTAGCCCCTGTGGCGCTGCGTAGGGCAGCAGCTAACCTTAACTGTGCAGCCTCATCCTCTATTGCAGCCTTGACCCCATCAATGGCTAATTTAGTGCCATAGGCAACGGCAGCAGCAGCAGCGACTGCAAATGCAGCAGCAGCCTTCTTGCCAAATTCTGAAATTTTGCTTGAATTACTTTCGACCGCTTTGTCCGCTTCGCCTAGCTTCTTTTTTAAGTCATCAACATCGGCAAGGATTGATAACTTTAATGTGCGATTACCGGTTGCCATTAGACCCATTCCTTAATAATTCGATTGAAAGCCTGTTCCCATTTGTTAATCAATTCAGGCTGAATTTTGCGAAGGGTTGGATAGATGAACCAACCTCTTGAACCTCTGCCTTGCCGTCCTGAATATGTAGGGAACTGCTTGAACTTATTAGATCCAAACTCAACTCCACCCCATAGGGTTTGCGTTGTAGCACCACCTGAAAACTTTTGTCTTGCGAAACCATAACGGAACTCACCGATTTTACTGGATTTAGAGATGCTAACGCCTTCTGCGACTCTTTCCGCAACCTTGCCAGCCTTTGTTCGAGTTCGAGCTGCCTGTTTAATTTCCTCTGACGCAAAATAAGCCAGAGCAGCAGATTGAGTTCTTGCTTCCTCTGTTGCTTGGTCATCCATAAGTTTGAAAGCCTTGTAAATATCACGCAGATCGTTTTTATTGTATGCAATGGTTTCTTTAGCCATTCCTTGCCTCCAATATCTCGATCGCTGTTAATATGTCATCCGCATCAACCCATTCACTCATTGGTATCTTTGTGGCAATTGCCAACTCGACCAATAACCTGTTTAGGCTTCCTGCTTTATGGCTTTTGGGTTTGCATCACCAACGATGACATCCGCTACTGTTTCCATCCAAATATCCATTGGTTTGATGGGCTTATCTCCTGCAAGTTCACGCTTATGTGCATGATAAGCAAGAAACATAAGATCCCAAATGCCCAACTTTTCGGATGCCTGACCAATAGTGTTTCCTGTCTGCTTTTCCCACTTCGCCCACTCAGGTGGTTGGGCAATGTAAGTTGCTTGCTCACCTGAGTTATATTCAATTGTAATTGGTAACTTCATTTGTTTGCTCCCGTTTTATTTTTTAACTAAAGGTTTCGGTTACTGCGCCCTTAGATACTGTGAAAGTGAATGATACTGTTTGAGCATCAACACCTGAACCACCAGCAGTTGGAAACTCTGGCTTTACTGGAAACACAAATTGTGCTCCTGATGCAGCTGTAAGTGTCATGCTGATGTCTGTATCTGGTGCTGATTCAGCAGCTGTCCATAGAGCCTCGCAAACCGAGTTTGCCTTGCCCCAATCAGCCAACATATCCAATTGGAATGTTCCTGAAATGTTTGTGGTTTTGTAAGCCTCGCCTTCCATAGTCTGATAAACCTGACGCTCATTGACTTTGGTTAGAACTGCGTTTGTCGCTTGTGCTTGAATATCTGTTCCACCTGTGAAAGATAAACCAACATCACGACCGGTAATTACGACTGTTGCCATGATTTCTCCTTATATTGTTTGCGTGTAGTAGGTAGATACTCGAACATCTGCGATAAGCAGCGTTGATGCACCAACTTGAGTGACTGTCGGTCTTTCAACCGAGCTGACAATGTATCCAACTGGAATTACTGCCAGAACACTTATGATTAATTGCTCGATATTGTCGAGCGATGCTGGATTGCTGTTATATGCAACCGCAACTGAAATAGTAAAATTGATCTTGGCTCTGATATTGCTTTTGCTAATTGTTTCAAATTCTAAGTATGGTGAATCAGGCACAACCACCACAGCTGGTGGAATTACTGTTTCAGGAACAAATGAATAAACATTTCCTGCGACAACTGATAAAGCGGTTGCTAAAGGTGTGCGGATCTGTTGAAGGATTGTTTCATTAGGCATTTAGAGAGCCATGCTTTCGGTGTCCATATATGAACCAAGCAAACCAACGCACTTATTGAAAAGTGATCGACCCATTCTGAATGGTGTTGGTGAAAAATCTACTCCTTCGATCTGTCCTCCACCGGCAAGTCTTGCTTGAAAGACTTCGACTGAAACTGTATAGACGGCTGACTGAACAGCTGCGTTTCCAACATAAGTTGATGCGCCAGAAAGGGTAGCAACTCCGGATGGGATGACAT